ACCCCATAGATTTTCCGAATGCCATTGCTTTCGCTTTTGAAGCTGTAGGCGGCATAGGTGCCGCTGCCAAGATTTGTGACAGGAGTTATCAGGCGTTGAACAAGTGGCGTCAGGCAGCAAGTCTGCCGCGAACCGACTACACCGGTGAAACCCAATACGCTGTGCTTTTGGCAGCAGCCGCAAAGCAGAAGGGTAACTCGTTCGAGTCCACCTGGTTGCTCAATGCATCTGCACCACAGAAGGCTGCTGCATAGCATAGTCAGAAAAAAGGCGACCCAAGGGCCGCCCAGTTCCTCCCGACACGCACCACCACAGCGCTGTCGGGTCGCGATAAAGGTAGGCGGGCACACCACATGCAGACCGTCGATCTTTACCGCGCTTTCCAAGGCACGGATGCCTTGGTGTTGCTGCCTTTTCCACCACAGATTGGGCAGCTGTTGCGCCAGAGGTGAGTGACGGATCGTTCGCCTCGGCACGGTGCCGGTGTCGATCCTGAAGATCTAGCCGGCGTTTGGGCCCTTTCAAGCCACGCGGCAAATGTATCACCACTGCATGTCGCGCGGCACTGGCAACCTTAAGGATTAATGCCATGAGCCGAATCGCTCTGAGTTCTGTAGAACGGGCGCAGCGGGAAATTCTGCCGCTCGATTTAGCGCTCTACCATGCTGCCCGGGACTATCCCGGTGGCGCCGCTGCAATTGCCGCCACCACCGGCAGAAACGCCACCACGCTGCAGCACAAACTATCTCCGACTCACCCCAGCCACTCGGTGAACATTCAAGAGTTCGGCGAGATTCTGGAGTTGACCAAGGACCGCCGCATTCTGGATGCGGTACACGCGTTGGTCGGGGATACAACCTGGCAGGAGTTGGCCGAGGCGTATACCAACGACATGCCTGAAACCTTGACCACCGGTATTGCTGAGTATTTTCGGCAGGTGGCCGACTTGGCTGAGACATGGGCGAAGAGCATCGGCGACGGTGTAGTGACGGACCATGAACTAGCTGCGATTCGCCTTCAAGTGTTCCGCGGTATTCAAGGGCTGCTGGGGATGTTCAACCGTGCCACCTACGTCAATCAGACCACGCGGGGTGTCGACCGTGGCTGACATCGCTGACTTTGCTAATGACCTGGTGCAGGAGCGACTTGATCAAGCGCTGGCTGCTCGAAATGCAGTCAAACCTGTGACGGCTGCTCACTCTTTCATGTACTGCGAAAACTGCGAGGAGCCTATCCCCGAAGCTCGTCGTCTAGCCGTGCAAGGGTGCATTTACTGCGTGTCCTGTCAGGCGGTTGATGAAGTGTTGGAGGCTCGACATGCTCGATGAAGTTCTCGGTCAATTCGCAGACTACGGCCTTGAGCCTGAACAGCCGCTGATATTCGGCAAGCTGACTCGGTGTAAGACCTCTCAAGACAAGGGGAAGGAAAAAAACGGTTGGTATGTTGTCCACGAGCATCGCACCGAGAAGAACGAAACGCTGATCTTCGGCAGCTTCGGTGATTGGCGTTCGGGCGAGACGCAGAAGATTAAGGTCAAGGCCGGGCGGATGTCGCCAGAAGAGCGCGAGGTCATGCGTGCTCGACAAGAAGACGCCAAGCGCCGCGCCGCCGAGATCGCGGCCAATGCTGCACGTCGGGCGGCGAACCGAGCGGCGGGGCTGTTCAAACGTATGCCGGAAAAGGGGCGCAGCGACTATCTGGATCGAAAGCAGATCGTTGGTTTCGGCGTTCGTTACTCACCGCGCTCCGGCGCGTTTTTGGTGCCTATGTGCAACGTACGGGACCAGATCGTCGGCCTGCAGGTGGTGTTTCCAGCAAAGCAGGAGGACACCGGCCGGGATAAATCCTACTGGCCCTACGGCATGTCGAAAGAAGGCGCCTTTCACCTGATCGGGCCGCACCCGGAGCCGGGCGAACCGGTGCTGGTGTGTGAAGGCTATGCCACGGGCGCAAGCCTGCACATGGCGACGTCGCTGACAGTGGCCATCGCATTCGACGCGGGCAATCTGCTGGTGGTCTGCAAGGCCATGCGCGAGCGTTTTCCGGGTTGCCCGCTGATTGTCTGCCGGGATGATGACTGGAAGACCAAGCGCCCGAATGGCGAGCCCTGGAACCCCGGAGAAGAGAAGGCGAACAACGCCGCGTTGATCGTTGGTGGTCAGGTGGTCGCGCCAATCTTCTCCGGAGAGCGGGAAGACAAGTGGACGGACTTCAACGACCTGCACGTTGCCGAAGGCTTGGAGGCGGTCCGCCGCCAGGTGTTAGCGGTGGTTAAACCTCCGGCAGCGGGTGGCTGGAAAGATCAATTGGCCCGCACTGAAAACGGCACGCTGATCGCGCACATGCAGAACGTCGAACTGATCCTCGGCAACGACGAACGCTGGGCCGGAGTCATCAGCTACAGCGCCTTCAGCTCGAAGATCGTCAAGCTGCGTTCTGCCCCTTACGGCGGCGGAACGGGCGACTGGGCCGACATTGATGATGTGCGGGTGATGAAGTGGCTCGCGCAGCAATACAACTTGCGGGTCAAGTCGACTCAGGTGATTGAGGCGGTGAGCGTTGCGGCCCATGACCATGCATTTCATCCAGTGCGGGAGTATCTGAACAAGCTCGAATGGGATCGTGTGCCTAGGCTGGAAAGTTGGCTCACGGATGTCATGGGCGTTCAGGCCAGCGACTACTCGGCCAAGGTCGGTAAGCGTTGGATGTTGTCGGCGGTGGGGCGGGTGATGAAGCCCGGCTGCAAGGCTGACTCGGTGATGATTCTTGAGGGCGCACAGGGGGCTGGTAAGTCGACAGCGATGAGCATTCTCGGCGGTGAGTGGTTCATGGATACGCCTTTCGCCCTGGGTGACAAGGACGGGTTTCAGGCGATTCGCGGCAAATGGATTGTCGAGCTGGGGGAGCTGGACAGCTTCAACAAGGCTGAAAGCACCAAGGCCAAACAGTTCTTCTCGGCGTCGACCGATACGTACCGCGAGAGCTACGGCCGCAGAACGAACGACGTGCCACGCCAGTGTGTGTTCGTGGGTACGACCAACCAGGATGAGTACCTTAAGGATGCCACTGGCAACCGACGTTATTGGCCGGTCGCCTGTACCAAGGTCGACCTGGAGAAGCTGCGCGAGATCCGCGACCAGCTCTGGGCTGAAGCGATGTTCTGCTATGAGGCGGGTGACATCTGGTGGGTGACGCCTGATGAAGCCCCTATGTTCGCCGAGGCACAAGACGAGCGTTTCGTGGTGGATGAATGGGAAGGCCCAATACTGACCTGGCTGGAGGAGTCGCAGATCGGTGAAACCACCACAGGCAGTGAGGTGCTAACCACCGCGCTGAAGCTCGACTACGGGCACTGGGGTAAACCCGAGCAGATGCGGGTGGGGGCGATCATGCATCGGCTTGGCTGGAGGCGTACCCGCATGCCTGCGTTGGTGAAGAGTGGGCAGCGTCCTTGGGCCTACAAGAAGCCGGCAGGTTGGGGCGGAGCCTCGGCGTTGCAGCGAGAAGCGTTCGAGGAGCCTTGCTTTGATTAAGCGAATCGACGAGATGCTTAAGCTCTGGGCTGAGGATCTACATAGCCAGCACGAGGGTGGTTCGGAATTGGGCGGCGGCAACATGATCGCCATGTTGATGGAGTGCAAAGGGGAGCTGATTCGCGGGACTCGCGGCAGCCGGGTGCTGCTGGATGAGTCGGCCGATATCGAGTTGATCGTGAACAAGCATCTGGCACCGCAGTTGTCTGTGGTCGTGCGTGAGCACTACTGCAATCACGAAAGCTTTTTGTCGCAGAAATACACCCATTGCGGGTGCAGCCGCGATACGTATTACCAGCGTTTGCATGAAGCGCATTTGTGCATTGCCGGCATGTTGATGGGGAAGGCTGCGTGACCCCAGGCATGGTTCCGACTGTTGTTGTCCCACTGGCCCGCCTTGCCCCACTTCGTTTTAACGTAGTGGGACAAGCGCGGGCCTTGTCGTTGTTGGGCTGTCCCACCGTCCCGCCTGCTGGAGCCTCCCGCCCATGTGAGCGGAGCGGGCACCAGCACGCGCTCGTGGCGCGCACGCGTGTTATTGAATTCCTTTCTTTACACGAGAAAGAAGATAAAAAAGTAGGACAGTGGGGCGACGCCCCGAGTTTAGGCGCTCTCAGGCGTCCCACTTCGATTTTGAAAGGTGGGACAAATGGGACAACGCAACAGCAACAGATAGCCGAGGTGGTGTATTCACCGACATTGCCTAGGCGTTCACCCTGCGTTACCCACATATTCACCGGGTGGCATTAAAGTGGGGTTGCTGCCACCGGAATCCACCTGTAAAAAGTAGTCATCTTCGATAGGTGCAACCGCAGAGAGCGGCAGGCACCACACACCAAACCCGGCCATTGCGCCGGGTTTTTGCGTTTATGGGGTAGGGCGATGACGAACGAACAGCAAGCGCTGGCAGAGATGCCTATTTGGTTAGTGATCGCCTTGGCCCTGGTCGGCGGTGTATCTGGCGAGATGTGGCGAGCCGACAAGGACGGGGCGCGGGGCTGGGCGTTGTTACGGCGGTTGGCGCTTCGGTCCGGTGCCTGCGTTGGTTGCGGACTGTCCACCATGATGTTGTTGCACGCCGCCGGGGTGTCGATCTGGACCGCATCGGCGATGGGCTGCCTGACCGCAATGGCCGGTGCCGATGTTGCCATCGGGTTGTACGAACGCTGGGCCGCCAAGCGGCTGGGCGTCTGCGAAGTACCACCCGCAGGCGGCGAGCAGGGGTGATGCACCGTTTCGAGGCGCCGAAAACTGCCGGGGACCCTGGGGGTATTCGGGGGATACGGGGTCGGAAACCCGCGGGACTGTGTTAGCGGGCGGTTCACCAGCTTAGTGAACTAAGGTGAACAGGTGAACTCGCGGGGTGAACTGGGGAAATTAACCATGACTGTAATCAGCAAAACGGAGTTTGCGGCCCGGCGCGGTTGGGCCAAATCCTACGTTTCCAAATTAGCCAGCCAGGATCGGCTGGTGCTTACCGAAAACGGCAAGATTGATCTTGAGGCTACTGAGGCACTGCTCGACAAAACCAGCGACCCCAGCAAGGCAGCCGTTGCCGAACGCCACCAGCAAGATCGGATTCAGCGTGACGTTTACAGCCAACTGTCCCCCGTCATCGAGCCGACTTCCACGGCTGCGCCGCCGCAGCTAATGCCAGGCGATGGCAAACACCCCGACTACCAGAAGTCCCGCGCGCTGCGCGAGCACAACATGGCCAAACTGGCCGAGATCGAACTGGGCAAAGCGCAAGGTTCATTGGTGTCCAAGGAAGCCGTAGAGACCGGTGCCTACGACGCCGGCCGCTTGCTGCGCGACCAGTTGTTCGGCCCGTTGCCTCAGCTGTCATATGACTTGGCGGCGATGACGGATCCCTGGCAGATCGAAAAACACCTCACAGCAACAATCCGTCGAACGTTGGAAGAGGCCGAGCGCCTCTCCTCAGCAGATCTTGAACATGCCCTAACACTGGATTGAACCCATGCACACGGAATTTTCTAACGGTGCAAAGGTGTACCGTGAGAACTACTTCCGTGGATTGCGTCCCGATCCAGATCTTTGGATCGATGAGTGGGCCGATGAGTACATGCGGATTCCACGGGACACCGGCGCCCCTGAGCCCGGCCAGTACCGAACCTCACGAACACCGTATGCCCGTGAACCGATGCGTTGCCTGTCGCCGGCTCACCCCTGTAGGCGTGTGGTCACCATGGTGGCCTCGCAGTTGATGAAAACGCAGATCGCCCTGAACTGGATGGGTGGCCTGATCCACATGGCGCCGTCGAACATCCTGGCCTTGCTGCCCAGCCTTGGATTGTCCAAGCGTGTTTCGGGACGAATCAGCAAGACCATCAAGGCCACCCCGGTGCTGCGCGAACGCGTGGCGACCAGCCGCTCACGGGATGCCCGCAATACGATGGACACCAAGGAGTTCGAGGGTGGTTCGCTGTACGTCACCACCGCTGGTTCCGCAGCCAACCTGTCGGAGCTGTCGGCACGTTACATCTACGGCGACGAAGTCGACCGCTGGGAAAACGACGTAGGCCAAGAGGGTGATCCCATCAGGTTGGCCGAAACGCGGGCGACCAACTTCGGCCGCAACGCCAAGATCTATTTTTCCAGCTCGCCGACGATCAAGGGCGCCTCGCGGATCGCCGATCTGTTCGAATCCAGCGACCAGCGTCACTACTACGTGCCATGCCCCACCTGCGCTCATATGCAGGTACTGGAGTGGGAGCGGCTGCACTACAGTGCAGACTACGCCACCGTGCATTACGAGTGCGCCGCCCCTGAGTGCGACGTGCTGATCGAGGAGCACCACAAAAGCGACATGCTCGCCCGAGGTGAGTGGCGTGCACATGGTCGTGGCGATGGCAAAACCGTGGGGTTTCATCTCAGCGCCTTGTATTCGCCGACCGGCTGGATGGATTGGGCCTCGCTCGCCGTAGAGTTCGAGGACGCCAAAAAAGCTCAGTCACAAGGTGATACCAGCCTTATGCAGGTGTTCTACAACACCCGTCTGGCCAAGGTTTGGGACAGCGCGCTCGAACAGACCAAAGCGGAAGTGTTGATCGCCAGGGCGCGTCTGGAAACCTACACCCTCGGCGCAATGCCGGCCGGCGTAATGATGCTCACCGGTGCTGTCGACGTTCAGGCCAACCGCCTGGAACTCATGGTGATGGGTTTCGGCGTCGGCATGGAGCGCTGGGTCGTTGATCACCAGGTGATCTGGGGTGACCCGGCGGATGAACGCACCTGGGCGGTGCTGGATGAAAAGCTTAAGGCGCGTTATCGGCATCCGTGCGGTGTCGGCTTGGCGATTCTCGCCACCGGTGTCGACTCCGGCGGTCACCACACCGACGAGGTCTATCAGTTCTGCCGCGTCCGCCGCTGGCGCAACGTGTTCGCCATCAAAGGCGCGAGCAAGCCCGGCAGGCCGGTGATCGCTCAGCGCCCATCGATGGTCGACGTGACCTGGAAAGGCCAGACCGAACGCAACGGCGCCGAGCTCTGGTTCGTCGGCACCGACACCGCGAAGGACTGGATTTACAACCGCTACCCGTTCCCGGACGGACCGGGCTCACTGCACTTTGCCAACGACCTGCCGGATGAGTTCTTTGCTCAGTGCGTGGCAGAGCGCAAGGTCGCCCGTTACGTGCGCGGTCACAAACGCATCGAATGGGTTAAGGGCAAGGCCGAGCGCAACGAAGCGCTCGACCTGATGGTGTATTGCCTGGCCATGGCTCATTACCTGGGCATCAACCGTTATCAGGAACATGACTGGGAGCGGGTCCGGCAGTCCTTGGCGCAGTCTGGCTTGTTCGATGAAGTGTCGAGTGTCAAACCTGTCCAGGGCCAGCGCTTAAACGACAACGAGGCACCCGCACCAACGGCCGCACGACAGACTCAACCGGCGCCGCAACCTGCGGCACCGGTTGTGCAATCGCGACCCGCAGCAACACCACCTCCACGCCGCAGCTCCACCAGCGGTTACCTGAAGAGACGCTGATATGTCATTTACTCAGAAGCACCTCGACGCGGTTGAGGCGGCCATCGCTCGCGGTGAAAAAACCGTGCGTTACGGCGATCGCACCGTGGAGTACCGATCCATCGACGAGTTGATCACGGCTCGCGACCAGATCCGCACTTCGCTGGTCAACTCGGCCGGGCCACGCTCGCGTGTGGTTCGGTTGTACCACGGAGGCAAGGGAGTCTAATGGCCCGACACTTTCCGACGTTGACCCGTAACGGATTCGCGTTGCCGTCGAACATCAAAGCCAGTTACGAAGGCGCCGGGGAGGGCCGGCGCTCCACTGGTTGGGATGCTCCCGACAACGGGATCAACAGCATCAACACCCCGGCATTGCGCAACCTGCGTTCGCGCTCTCGGGCAGCCGTTCGCAATGACCCGTATGCCTTCAACGTGATCGACAAACGTGTCAGCAACTTGATCGGCACGGGCATCACCCCACGGCCGACCACTGAAGACGATGCTTTACGCAAGTTGCTGCAGGAGCTGTGGGGCGATTGGGTCGACGAGTCGGATGCGGATGATCGCACTGACTTCTACGGCCAGCAGGGCCTAGTGGCGCGCACGGTTGAAACCTCGGGCGAGTGTTTTGTGCGGTTGCGACCGCGCAGCCTGGACGAGGGATTGGCGGTTCCGCTGCAGTTGCAGATTCTGGCGCCGGAGTTTGTCCCGCACGACAAGTATGAGAGCACTAAAACCGGCAACACCATCCGCGCCGGAATCGAGTTCAACCCCGGCGGCAAGCGCGTGGCGTACTGGATGTACTTGTCGCATCCGCGCGATGCGGCGTCGCTGAACGCTGGCTACAACCAACTGGTGCGAGTGCCGGCGTCGCAGGTGCTGCACATCTTCGAACCGGTGGAACCCGGTCAACTGCGCGGCGTGCCGCGATTGTCGCCGGTGCTCAAGCGTTTGCGCAGTCTCGACAACTACGACGACGCGGTGTTGTTTCGTCAGGAAGTGGCCAACCTGTTTGCCGGCTTTATCAAGCGACCAACGCCGGAGTCAGGACCTGTACCCAGAGATCCGGTGACCGGCGCTCCATTGAATCTGGATCGTGATGGCTTCACACCGATGGTCGCCCTTGAACCCGGCACCATGCAGGAACTGGGGCCAGGTGAAGAGGTGGAGTTCTCCAAGCCACCGGACGCGGGCAACAACTACCCCGACTTTATGCGGCAGCAACTAATGGCTGCAGCGGCGGGGTCCGGCACGCCTTACGAGATCCTCACCGGCGACATGCGCGGGATCAACGACCGGGCGCTACGTGTGGTGCTCAACGAGTTTCGGCGCCGCCTGGAACAACTGCAATTCAGCGTTTACGTCCACCAGCTCTGCCGCCCAGTGCGGGCAGCCTGGATGGACATGGCTGTCTTGGCTGGTGTCCTGGTGCTGGACGATTACGCGCAGAAACGCCGCAACTACCTGCGTACCCGCTGGGTGCCGCAAGGTTGGGCCTACATCCAGCCGGTGCAGGACGTGCAAGCCCGGCGGATGGAAGTGCAGGCCGGTTTTGCCTCACGCAGCGAGATGGTTCTGCGCACCGGCTACGACGCTGAAACGGTCGATCAGGAAAACGCCGCCGATCTGACACGGGCCACAGCACTGGGCCTCAACTACAACACCCTGGATGCCGTCGAAACAACCGACGACAAGGAGCAACCATGAGCAAAAAAGCGCGCCCGCGCATTTACAACCGCGCTGGGCAGCGGGTGCAGGTTCAAGACAAAACTTGGTATGCAGTGCAGGCCAGCGGCGAGGCTGCCGAGCGAGTGATCGAAGTCTTTGTCTATGGCGAGATCGGTACCTGGGGCATTACGGCTAATCAGTTCGTGCAAGACCTGCGCGCCATGGATGACGGTGTATCGCCGGTGGTCGCAGCGTTCAACAGCATCGGTGGCGATTTGTTCGACGGGCTGGCCATGCACAACGCGTTGTCGCGTCTGGGCGAGCGTTGCACTGGTCGTGTCGATGCACTGGCCGCCAGTGCGGCCAGCGTGGCGGTGTGCGGCGCGCACAAGGTTGTGATTGCGGCCAATGCCATGTTGATGATTCACAACCCCTGGACCTATGCCAGCGGGGATGCCGAAGACTTCCGCAAGGTGGCTGATGCGCTCGACCAGACGATGGAGGCGATCATCGCAGCCTACAAAGCGAAGGCGCCGGACATCGATGAGGTCGAACTGCGTCGGCTGGTCGCCGCTGAAACCTGGCTCACCGCGAATGAGGCCGTGGCCTTGGGCTTGGCCGACGAAGTCGGCGACGGCATTAAGGTCAAAGCTTGCCTCGGCCAAGGTGGTGTGTTGCAGCGTTACCAGCATGCGCCGGCTGAGTTGTTGGCCCAGCTCGACGAGCCACCCGAAGCGGATCCGGATCTGGAGCTGGATCCGGTCGATCCACCATTGGTGCCGCCGGTGGTCCATTCGGCCAAGTTGGCACTGATGATCACCCAGCGCTGCACGGCGGCGGGCATCACCAATCTGGTCGAGCCACTGCTCAATTCGACCCAGCTCGAAAGCGAAGAGATCGTCCTGGCGGCACTTACCCGCGCCAAGGCCGAGAATGATCTGTGCGTGGCTGCCCGGTTGCCAGAGTTCAGCGTCGAATACGTTGCGGCGGGGCTGGATGCTGCAGCAGTTCGGGCGCGTCTGTTCGACAAAATTGTCACCAGCGGCAAGGGCTTCGAAATCGATAACAGTCTACCCCTGGATGACGACCCAGCCCCCAAGGTGCTGGCCAAACAACCTGATCCCACCTCGATCTGGGCTTCGCGACAAGCGGCCCAATCTGGAACTGCGCGCGGCGCGAAAGGAGCAAGACCATGACCATCAAAAAAGAGCCGATCCACGCAGGTGAGTTTCTTCTGTCTGAAGGGGCGGGGAACATTTCGCGGGAATCGATCAACGTTGCGGCAGGTCCGGCGCTGTACCCAGGGCAAGTCCTGGGGCTGGTGACCGCGACGCGTGAATTCGCGCCGTACCACCCGACCGCTGAAGACGGCGCCCAGACCGCTGTGGCGATTCTCTTCGGGCCACTGGGGGCGTCGGACATCGTGCGCCGGGGTCGCGCCGTGGTGCGTCTGGCGGAGGTCAGCGAAGTGCACCTGACCGGACTTGACCCTGAGGCCGAGAAAGACCTGGCTGCCCATTTCCTGATCGTCCGCTAGGACCTTTAGTCACGTTTACCCAGCCCGCCCTGAGCGGGCTTTTCAATTTCTGGAGAGTACTCATGGCCGAGATCGCCATTTTTGACGACGAAGCGTTTACCGTTACCGCGCTGACTGCTGCACTCAACGATCAACCTTACCTGCCGGGCCGTATCAGCGCACTGGGCCTGTTTCGCGAGGAAGGCATCACCACCCTGACCGTACAGATCGAAAAGGACGGCGACACCCTGGCGCTGGTGCCGGCCGGTGAGCGCGGTGGCTCTGGTCTGGTGGTCGCCGCCAGCAAGCGCAACCTGATTCCGTTCAACACCGTGCACCTGCCGGAACGCTTCACCATCAAGGCCGACGAGATCCAGGGTATTCGCGCCTTCGGTACCCGCACCGAGTTGCAGGCGGTGCAAGACGTGGTCAATG